GCCGTCCGCTGATGAAGTGATAGCACGCATTAAAAATGGCTTGAACGGGGGTGATGGAACCTGAAACTTTTTGAATTGAGCGCCACCCTCGGGCTGGACGACAGATCCTACCGGCAGGGCGTGGAAGAGGCAAAGTCTCAGACTAAGTCCGCTGTCTCCACCATGATGAAGGATTATAACCGGCTGTACAGTGAGGTTATTCACCTTACGGCAGCCTATCAGAAATCACGGAAAGAGACCGGGGAAACCTCCGAAAAAACCAAGGAATTTGCCCAGAAGCTGAAAGAAGCTCAGGCCCAACTCAATACCACGGCGCAGGGGCTGAAGACGGCAGAAGGGTACATGAACAGCTTTGGGGATGCCGCATCGGGGTCCAGCAAGTCTCTGGCCGGTGCCATTGCGCAGGGCACGGTCATGGCGAACGTTTTCTCGAAGCTCGGCTCCGCTGCACTCAGTGCCGCAGAGGGGTTCATCTCTTCCGGCATCGAGTACAACGCCCAGATCGAGAAATACACCACCGGCTTTACCAATATGTTGGGCAGCGCGGAAGCCGCCCAGCAGGTCATGAGCCAGATCCAGGAAGACGCGGCAAAAACCCCGTTTGATGTCGAGTCCCTGACAAAGGCAAACCAATACTTGATCTCTGCAGGCGAGAACGCTTCCTATGCCCGCAGTACCATCATGGCACTGGGTGACGCAGTCTCTGCGACAGGTGGCGGAAACGACGAGCTGAACCGCATGTCCCAGAACCTGCAGCAGATCGCCAACACCGGCAAGGCTACAACGGCCGATATCAAGCAGTTTGCTTATGCTGGTATCGACGTGTACGGCATTCTGGCCGACTACACAGGCAAGTCCACCACCGAAGTGCAGAACATGACCATCAGTTATGATCTGCTGACACAGGCCCTGCAGGCCGCTTCCGAAGAGGGCGGGCGCTACTACAACAGCATGGACACCCAGAGCCAGACCATGAATGGCCGCGTGTCTACCCTGCAGGACAATGTAAAGCAGCTGGCGGGATTGCTGACCGGCGATTTATCCAGCGGCGTCGGCGTTGTAATCGGCAATCTGAACGACATGCTCGTCGCAGCACAGGAAGCCTACAAAACCGACGGCTGGATTGGTCTTGCGGGCGCAATTACCGGGTTGAGCGGTCCGATTTCGTCCGTCAAATCCTGGTTTGAGGGCTTTGCTTCCAGTGCCTCCACCTGGCTGGACAAGCTGAGCTATAAGCTCAACCGTTTTCTGGGGAAAGCGGCCACAGCGGATTACGACACATACGAGGAGTATGCAGACGCAAACCTCCGCCAAAGCAACCGTGACCGCTTACGGCAGCAAGCTCTTGCAGGCGTTGGCGTCAGCAATAAGAGCTGGTCCCAGCGGCAGGCGGAGTTGGCGGCAGCCAATGGCAACGGGGGCAGCTCCATCGTCACCACAGGCAGCGGCTCTTCCGGCAGAAAAAAATCCGGCTCCAAGTCCACCACCGAAACGGTCATTTCATCCATCTCCAGCACGGCTACCACCACCGCGCAGAATGCGCTGGGTACCGTGACCACCAGCATCCAGACCCTTGCCGAAAAGGTCAAGGACAGCTCCGGCAAGATCAAAGACCGCATCACCGAGACCACCACCACGACCGGCAAGGAGATGGTGAACGGTGTTGCCACGACCTTTAAGCAGGTCGAGACCAAAGTCAACGGCACGGTCACAAAGGTCACAAAGACCTATGACGACATGTCAAAAACGCTGCTGGGCACCTTTACCAACGTCTCGGAAACCACCTTTGACGGCATCACCACAAAGGTGCAACAGGCGGTGGAAAAGTACGCGGACGGCAGCGAGCATATCAAGAAAACCGTCACAGAGACCGGCCAGCGCGTCGGCGAGAACGGCGCGGAGACCTACGAGAAGATCATCACCTACATCGACGGCGTTCAAGACAAGGTGAACGAGACCTCTACTCTTATCGACAAGAGCGTAAAGGGCACCCAGAGCCGCATTGACCAGCAGCTGAGCGAGGCTTCCGGCCAGCTGGATAAGGGAATTTTCGGGCTGGTAAAAAGCGCCTTTAGTGACGCCAAAAATGGCGACTGGGGCGGTCTCGCTCTGGATTTTGTCAATCTAATCTGGGGCGAAGTGTCGCAGGATCAGCGTGACGTGATCTCTAAGTGGCTTGCGGACGCGCTGACCGCAGTCAATGAGGGCTACTTCAGCGGTGGCATCGGCAAGGCGCTGGGGTCTATCCAGAGCATCTTCACAAACGGCATTACTGCCGGAGTGGATGGTGCTACTACGTCTGTAAAGGCGTTCTCTAAGATCGTGCAGGGCCTTGCAAGCTCCGGCGGCGTGGGCGGAGCACTAGGCGGCATCGTCCAGAGCTTTTCCGGCATGGCAGGCGGCATCACCTCTGCACTGGGCGGCATCGTGTCCTTTGTGGCAGCGAACCCCGTCCTTGCCCTGATCCTGGGCGTTGGCGCTGCGGGCGCTGCAGCTGGCGGCATCGGGCTTGCGCTGTGGGCCAAAAACAAAAAGAGCAAAGACCCGGTCAATAATTACAAGAGCCCGTTTGACGATGTGGGCGTGTACGACAGCCTGAACGAGTTTTCTACGCGGTCTGCGATGCAGTACCGCGTGATTGGACAGAGCAGCCACGCAGACAAGCAGACCAGCATTCTGGAGCGCATCGAGGAGCTTCTGGACGAGCATTTGCCTGCCATTGGCACCGGTCAGGTGGTCATGGATTCCGGCGAGCTGGTGGGCGTCATTTCGCCCAGAATGGCACAAAATGTTGACGCGCGCATCGGTGTGACCGTGACGAGGAAAGCGAGGGGTGTGTAATGGCAAAATTGCAAGGCGCAAAAATCGGCGATTATCATACCCTCACGGACTGGGGTCTGTACCTCAAAGTGGGCAGCCCGAAGATCAGCAGCGCGGAGGTGGACGAGTACCTGGTACAGGTGCCAGGCTCTGATACGCTGCTCAACCTGACCAGTTCTTTGGACGGCAGGCCACACTACAAAAAGCGCACCATTACCATGGAGCTGCTGTGCAGGGCGCCCAAAAAAACCTGGCCGACCCTTTACAGCCGGATCGCAAACGCCATCCATGGCAAATGGCTTCAATGTAAGTTCGACAATGACCCATCTTTCTACTGGGAGGGCTTGTGGAGCGTGTCCATGACGCGCGACCGGCTTTCCAGTGCGTTCACCATCACAGGCACCTGCAGCCCCTTCAAGCGCAGTGTATACGACGGCTCTGATGACTGGCTGTGGGATGACCTTGTATTTGATACGGCGATTATCCGCAATTATACGAATATCCAGCTCAAAGCCAACAAGGACATCACCGTAACCATCACCGGTGCACCAAGAGCGGCTGGCATCTACTTCAAGCGCAGCGAGGACGCTGCGGACATTGCGGTGTCTCTCAATGGCCTTGAGGTTGGCATCCTTGCAAAGTCTACAGAGTGGCAGTACATTGAGGGCTTGCATATGCCGGATGGCGTTGTAGGTACTCTCATCTTTGCGGCGTCTGCAGATTGCAGTATCAGCATCCGATATCTGGGGGGCAGCTTATGAGCTATAAAGTTTATGCGGGCGTCCAGACCGGCGTTGACGTGTGGAAGACAAAGACCTGCATTTACGACCCAACGGACTACACGGACACAAAAAAGCTCATCAGTCCAACTCTGACACGGGAGGTGAGCAAGGCCGGCAGCTTGGAATTCACCCTGCCGCTTGGCAATGTGGCCCACTCAGCTTTGCAAAAAATGCGCACGACCGTGTCCGTAGAACAAGACGGTGTGCGCATCTGGGAGGGCAGGCCCATGAGCCATGAGCAGGATTTTATGCTGCGTCAAAAAGTCTTTTGCGAGGGAGAGCTGGCCTACCTCAACGACAGCTCCGTTGCGCCATATACAGCCAAAGACGTGACAATCAAGCAGTTTCTTGCGTTTCTGCTGGAAAACCATACCGGCATGGTGGACGCATACAAGGCGTTTACCTGCGGAAATGTTGGCTTTCCGAGCACCAGCGTGGTGGTGCCAGAGCTGCATAACTGCGTGATGAAGCTGGATTACATGGCGGGTACTCCGGATAGTGACGGCGATTACAGGTATGAATATGGACTTTATACCTCGTCCGGCGTACAGCTTGTAAGCCAATATGAAGTCGGCTACTCGGATGATGACACGGCCCCGGATCCATCCGCGTACAGCTGGACGCTGAATGAAAAGCATGCAGATTCTTCCATAAACGGGTATATCTGGCGCACAGGAAACGGCCTGTTTTCCGTGAGCGTAAATGTGGCCCTGCCCTTGGACGGAGATGGCCAGACGCACGAAGCTACGCAAAGAACGGTTACGCCGGATATCACATGCGCCACGCACTCAAAATCCCTTCCGCCTGAGACGGAATACGATCTCAAAGACACGGTCTCGAAAAATTGGAAAATCGAAAAGAAGGGAGACGGCTATGCCGTCTTGTTCAACGGTGCAGCCCTGCCGGATTCTTCCGTGGTCCGTTACGATTCTGCGCCACGGTACACCTTTGGCGATGGACGAAATTTTGGCGTTACATGGGATGTCATCCAAAATGAGCTTGTGGATGTATACGGCGGTTATCTGATCGTCCGGCACGAAAACGGGGCCCGGTATCTGGACTACGTCCGGGAAGTGCAGGAGAAAAACGGGCAGCCCATCGCATTCGGCACAAACCTGCTCGACCTGAGCAGCTACGTCAAAGCAGAGGATATTGTCACCCGCGTCATTGCCGTCGGAAAAAAGAAATCCGGCTGGTTTTTGTGGGAGAAAACCAACACCATCACGGCAACCGCTAACGACGCCACCGCGCAAAAGCTGTTTGGCATCATCGCGCGGGTCATTGTGCAGGACGGAACCGAAAACACAACGCAGTCGCTTCTGGATGCCGCAAACGCGGAGCTGTCCAAAAACTTGCGTTACCTTGACGGAATCACGGTAAAGGCTGTGGACCTCAAGGATGCCGGCGTGGATATCGCCCGCCTTGGCTTTGGCAAGATGACACACATCTACTCCAACCCGCACGGGGTGAACACCTGGCTTTTGTGCTCTAAGATTGTGGAGCCTTTGGACGCGCCGGACAAAAAAGAATTCACGCTGGGCATTGATTTCTCCAGCGTCAGCGACTTGCAGGCCCTGAGCGCACGAAAAGCCAGTGACGCCTATGACCTGAGCCGCTCGCTGAAGGGCTATGCATCCGCAAAGGGGTGATAAATTGGATAAGACATTTGACGAAGCAATTTCCGAAGTCCGCAATGCAGAACGCGGTGTGGAAGTACGGGAAGCCCTTGCACAGGGCTTTGAGTATGTGAAGCAGTATGGCGAAGCTGTTATCGCGCGGCAAGAAGAAGCTGTTCAGAGTGCGGAAACAGCCACAAACGCGGCGGCAACTGCCACAGCACAGGCCGCAGCAGCAGCCCAGACAGTCAAGGACGCCACTGCAAAAGCCATAAGCGCAGCGCAAGAGCAGGCAGATATTTCGGCATCAAAAGCCGAGGAATCTGCTTCCAGCGCCGAAGAAGCAGCGGCCAGTCAAACTGCTGCCGCGTCTAGTGCATCTGCCGCAAAGGCCAGCGAGGAAGCAGCTGCAAAGAGTGCCGCCGACGCAAAGGCTATCGTGTCCACTGACACGACCCTGACCGTATCGGGCGCACCGGCTGATGCAAAAGCGACCGGCGACGCCCTGGATCAGAGGTACACCAAGGCCCAGGCCGACGCCAAGTTCGGCACGCCGTATACCCTGCCGCCCGCTACGGCAGACCAGCTGGGCGGCGTGAAGGTAGGCGACTATCTGGACATTGCCCCGGACGGCACCCTGAGCGGCAAGACGCTGTATGACACCATCGCGGCCAG